TCGGTGCCTGTCTCGATGGCCGTGGTGATGCCGGCGGCCCGCAGGTTGTCCTGCACTGCGGCAACGAGATCCGCCCGAATCTCGGGCATGCGCTCGCGGATGAAGCCGTCGGGAGTTACGCCGTAGGTGGCCATGCGTGGTGGTTACTCCGAAATCAGGATGGTGTCGGCGATCAGCCCGTAGCTGGAGGTCGCGGTGAAGCTCACGGACAGCGACCGCGCCCGTCGGTCGATCATGGCGGTCAAGCTGTCCACGGACTGGACGCCATCGACGCTGCGGATCACGGCGCGCAGGGCCGCTTCGATACTGGGCAGGCTCGGGCTCTTGACGATGATTGTTTCGAGGTAGGGGACGCCGACGTCAGAGTCCAGAAAGTACTCGCCCAGCCATATCCGCAGCGCGATATCGATCCCCTGCCGCACGCGGTTGGCGCCGTCGGTGAGAACGGCGTCGCCCGCGGCCAGCGCCAGGTCATGGTTGCCGTCGAGCTTGAGGTCCAGGCTCATTGCGGGCCTCCCGTGGTACTGCCTCCGGACTGCACGCCGCCGTGCCGATGGGTGGACAGGCTGATCCCGGCACCGGTCACATCGCCGCTGGCGTCGATCTTCCCGTTGACGGTGATGTCGGCGTTGACGGTCAGGCCGCCGGGCGCGGTGATCGTCGCGCCGGCGGCGGCTGTCACCGTCACCGAGCCGTCGGGAGCGATGACGATGCTGGCTTGATCGAGCTGGATCACCAGGTTCTCGGTGTCCACGGCCGCACTGGAGCCGGGCCGGCACAGCGGGGTCGCGAAGGCATCGGACAGGTCGAACTGCCGCGGGTCGCCCGGCTCGCCGTCCTTGCCGGACAGCCAGTTCTCCAGCGCCCGCTCGGCGAAGTGCAGTAGCACCGGGTCGCCCGCCTTCAGCGGCACCGAGATGATCGCCTTGCCGCCCATGCCGCGCGGGAAGCACACCGGCACGCGCACGATGTTCGGGGGCGCCAGCGCCTCACCGCTGGCTAGCGCCTTGGCCAGGGCCGGCTTGACCGTGGCGTACTGCCCGTCCCATGCGACGATCTGCCCGGGCATGCAGGTGTGCACTTCCGACAGCTCGATGCCGATCACCCGCCGCAGCTCGGTCAGGTCCTCGATCATGGGATGCGCTCCTTGAGGTTAAGTTCGGTGGTCCAGTCGTCGCCGTAGTAGTCGCCGGTGTGCTTGACGCTATCCACGCGCCACAGCCCAGAGACGCTGGCGGACTGCATCTGCACCGGGTCGCCCGGGTTTATCCACGGCAGCAGGAGCGAGCGCACGCGCCAGCCGTTTCGCTGCTGCTCAGCGGAGACGATCGTCTTGCCCTTGACCTTGGCCTTCTCGCGGGCGCCATTACGAGTACGCTCCGGATAGCCGATCAGGCCGGAGGATGCGTCGAGCACGACGACGCCGCGCGCGGTGGTGCCGTTCGTGGCCACAACCTGCAGCGTCTGGTTCTGGACGCTCCATTCCTGCCCCGCCCCGCGCGCCACCTTGTGCAGCGCCTGCCGGGCCGGGCCGTAGTAGGAAAACCCGTGCTCCCACGTCCTGGCCGCCAGGCTGTCGGGCATGTTCAGGGTCAGGCCCATCTGCCCGGCGATGCCGCGCAGGATCGTCGCCGACGAAGCGCCGGGACCGTAGCTCAGCGAGACCGCGGTGTCGCGCAGCTCGGCGTAGCCATCCGCTACTGCCAGCTCAGTGACCCAGTCCGGGCCGTCGTGGTAGCTGTAGGCATCCACGACCGTGCCCGCGGCCATCAGCACCGCGCCCTGCTCGTCGTCGTAGCCGGCGTAGAGCTGCGCGACCAGGTCTGGCCGCTCGATGGCCTTGCGGGTCGATTCCTTGAGTCCCCACACCCGGATTTTGTGGGTGTTGGCTTCTTCCTTGACGTCCTTGTTCACCTCGAATGTGATCTGCATCGGCGGCGCGATTTCCGTGCCGCTGCTGCCCGACTGCCCCACCACAAGCCGATAGACCCTTGAAAACCGCGCCATCAGACCACCGCCTTGCGCGCCGCGACTTCGGCCGCCGTCAGGTAGATCAGTGCGGCGGCGCCAGTGGCGAACGCATCGCGGCCGGGCGGAACGGTGTCGTCCATCATCGTGACCAGCAACTCACCGGCCGGCACGTCCCGGTAACGGTAGAGCGCCAGCAGCGGGGTGTTGGACACCATCACGACGCCGGCCACGATGGTCTCGCGGTTGTAGTTCTCGATCTCCAGCACCCAACTGGCTGCCTCGCTGTTCCAGCCGACGTGCAGGAAGTAGGTTTCGTCGTCGAGCTCCACTTCGATCAGCTGGTCGTTGACGTCGAGGATGGGGATCTGGATCACGGCTTCGCTCCCTTCAACGATGCATCAACCTTTGCAGTCGCCTGCGCCTGCAGCTTTGCGCTCGGCTCTGTGCCCGTCGCCTTTCCGGCGCTGGTCTTCGTCGCCCCCGCCTTGCCTTTCGTCTTGCTGTTTGCCCGGGTCTCGGGGACGCTCGTCGTCTTCAATTCGGCCCGCTTGATCTTGACGAGTTCGCATTCGACCTGCAGATGGCCGCCTTCGTTCGTCCTCCCGATCCGGCAGGACTCCAGGACCATGTCGGTGTAGGTGTCCAGGCCCGTGGTAATCGTGATCGGGTCTCGGGCTTCATGTATCTGGCGAAGCACGTCCTTCGCGGAAATCAGCTTCGACCAGCCCGCCGCGCCGTACACCGTGGCGGCCATCGACGTCACTACGCCAGAGATGCTCAGCTTCTCCGGCTCGATGGACACGTTGTCACTGATCGTGCTGCCGTCCTCGACCGGGAACTGAGTGGCGCGCGCGCGCAGCTCGGTTTGCTCGCTGACCAGGGCATCCAGGCTCAAAGCCCCGACGGCCGAACGCGCTCCGAATTGGGCCGTGAAGCTGAGGGTGGTGTCCGCCATTATCTTACAGATCCTTGCATTGCGACTAATCCGGGAATAAGGCGCCTGCTATTCTCATGTTCAGCGCATCACACGTAGCCTGTCGCCGATGCGTAGAGAATGATGCTGGACTGGATGACCTGCCCGGTAGACACACGCCGCAAATAGCACACGATGCTCGCGGTTCCCGAGCATTCCGAGCCGGGCCCAATAGGGGCGTTGGCTGCGATCTCGATGACTGCGCCGCTGCCCACGGCTGCGTAGCTGGGCCGAGAATTGGTGAGCGTACCGGTGCGTGGCGTATCCCAGTTCAGCGAGGTCACTGAAAACATCACTTCCCAGTCGGCCACCGACTGTCCCGCTGGCAGCCACGTCCCCGATGTGGGCGAACCGGACAAGCTGCCCGTGCCGGGGACGTCCCAGGTCCCATCGTTCAGGATGCGCAGGGACCGCGTGGCGCTTACTGTACCGGTGCTTGAGGAACGCAGCGCCATGTATGTTTCGCCGTTGAAGGCGAGCGAGTACACCGCCGTCCCCTTGGCAGCCCACAGGTTGGTTACGTCCACGCCGGCGCTGGTCCGATGGTTCACATCGGCGTGCTTGCTGCCGAAGCTGATGTGCTCGTAGCGGCGCGAAAGGTCGCTGCCGTCCGGGCCGCGAAACCCCGAGTCTGCGGCATAGGTGCCGGACAAGTTGGGCGCAAACACGTCGTCGAACTGGATTTCCGCGTTGTCGTGGAAGAGCCTTGTCATCACGCCCCCGCCGGCGGTTCCACCACGGCATGGGCGAGATTGTGTTCTGCGTCGTACACGGCTCTGATGATCTGCGCGATGCCGGCCGGACTGACTTTCGACAGGTCGGCTCCGGTCACTGGGTCGGTGCCGGCGTCGTAGGTTTTGGCCGCGATGGCGCTGAGGCTGACGGCCAAAGCCTGCCGCCCTTCCAGCTTCGACACCACGGTTTCGCCGTCGGGCGATGTCAGGTGTTCCTCGCCCTGGAACACGATGTTCGCGGACTTGTCGAGCGGCGAGTAGAAGATGTGCGTCTCGGTGGCGATGCGCTCCACGCGGTTGCCCAGCGCGTCGGTGCGGATGCGGGTGTTGTCGGTCATCGGGTCTTCTCCAGTTCGGCGATGCGCTCGCCCTGCGCCTGCACGATCGCGTGCAGGTCCTGAAAGGCCTTGGCATACACGGCGAGCATCTGCTCGATCGCGTAGCCCTTGAAGTTGCGTGGTTCGGTTTCGCCAGGAGGCGTTGCCTCGATGCCAGGCCCGGCAGCCACCGGCGGCAGAACCTCCGCGATGTTCTCGGCGATCAGGAACACGCGATCCAGGCCGTCCGGGTTGAACCACTCCCGATACTTGCCGAGGGTGGTTTCGAGTTGCAGGACCTCGGCGAGGCCGTAGGGATTCGCGCGGAAATCGGTTTTCAGTTCGCGTGACGACGACGGCTGAAACCCGCCCGAGGCGAACACCGCGCCGGTGAAGGAGAATCCCGCCACGGCCACGGTAAAATAACCCATCTGCACGTCGGCGTCGTTGTAGAACGCCATGCCGGGCAACGCGGACGTCTGGCTTTTGACGCACAGGGAGCCATTGACGTTGTGGTCGCCGATATAGCAATCGTCTCCGACCGTATTCCACGCGCCGTTTGGCAACGTGACGCCGCCGTCGAAAGTTTGCCTTGCTGGCCACGAGTTAGGATTGGACAAGAGCGGAACCGTCGCGCCGCTTGTACCGATGTTCTGCACCGCAGCGGTGCCGAGGCCGAGCCGCGCGCGCGCATCGGGTGCATTGGTCGCGCCAGTGCCGCCCTTTTCGATTGGGACCACGCTTTCGGTCGCTACGGTGCCGAGGCCGAGGTTCGCGCGCGCGTCTGCGGCCGTGCCCGCATTGGTGCCGCCCTTGGCGATTGGCAGAATGCCCACGATGTTGGACACCGGGACCGAGATTGCAGCCGACCCCGCAGCGGTGAGCCGGCCCTTCGCGTCCACGGTGAACGTCGCAACGGCCGAAGCACCGCCGTAGCTGCCCGCCGTCACGCCGGTGCTGTCCAGCGCATGGGTATGCGTAGTGCCCGCGGCGCTGTTGCTCGTAGTGCTGGTGATGCTCGATGGCGCGCCCATCGAGATGGTCTGGTTGCTGGCCATGTTGCCGCCGCCGGTCAGGCCGACACCCGCAGTCAGCGTGCCGACAGTCACGCCAGCTCCGGCGATCATCGACTGGATGGCATCGCGTAGCGTCGTAGTGACGCCCGCAGAGAGCGTGGCGCCGGCGTAGTCGGTCACGCCCTTGATCTGGCCGTACAGCCACTGGTCGCGCCGGAAGGCCTGCTGCTCGACCGTGTTGAACTGCTCGACCGTCGGCGGCGTGGCGCCGATGTACGCCCAGCCCTGCTGGAGGTCGGCACTATCCAGCGTGGCAGTGGCGCCGCCGCTGGCCCACGTCATCGTGAAGCCGTCGTAGAAGGTGGTTGCGGCCATGGGTTCCTCAAAAGAAAAGCCCCGCGCGTGGCGGGGCTGGGGTTCTGCTTGACGGGTTCGTTGTGGCGGCTACGGGGCCGCCTCCGTCGTCGTGTGCGGCGCGTAGACGCGGCCAGCGGCGGCGATGCGCTGCTGGGCCTGGGTGACGCCGTCGCCGGCGGCGCGACCGACCGCCGCGGGGTTCGTTGCGCCCGGCGCGTTGACCGTCACTTGTGCCTGCTGAGTGACCGTCTGGTTCACCGCGCGCCCAGTGTTCTGCACCTGCCCGGTGCTGACGTTGAGCGCCGCCCCGCCGCCGCCCATGAGCGCGCCCACGCCCGACTTGAGCCACCCAGGGACCATCCCCGAGAGCATGTCCCAGCCGGCCGTGAACTTGGACACCAGCCACGTCCAGAGCGCGGAAACGCCGTTCTTCACGGCGTCCCATGCGTTTCCGAAGCCGATCACGATCTTCGCGGCGGTCTCGCCGATCCAGGTGCCGAGCGCGACGAAGCGGTCGATGAGGAAGCCCACGTTCGTGATGGCAATCTCGATCCACGTTGCAATGGCACGCCCGAAAGCGATGCCCTTGCCGGTAGCCGAGTCCAGCTCATCGCCGGTCATGTCGGCCGGCGCGATCAGCTTGACGAGCCAATCGAACGCCTCGCCCAGCCATTGGCCGAGCTGCTCGAATGCCGGTCCCAGCGGCGCGAAGGCCGCCTGGAGCTGCGCGCCGACTCCGGACAGGCCAGAGGTCAGCCCCTCCCATACGCCCTTGAAGAACGCCTTGATCGGCTCCCAGTACTTGTAGACCAGCACTGCAGCGGCGGCCAGAGCAGCGCCGATCAGCAGCAGCGGGCCGAGGCCGATGCCGCCGATAGCCGCGATGGCTGCACCGATCCAGCGCAGCATCTTGAGGAACTGCAGGCCGCTGGTGCCGAGCTTGGCGAACGCCATGGCAGTCTTGCCCTGCCCCAGCCGCACGCCGAACAGCAGCAGCGGCCGCAGGTAGGCGCCGATCAGGCGCAGGCCGCCCAGGAGCTTGGAACCGGCCCAGAGGCCGACAATGGCAGCAGTTGCCTTGCCGATCTGGTCCATGTGATCGGCGATCCATTCGGTTGCCTTGCCGAATTTCTCGGCGATCCCGTATTGCTCATTCCACAGCCCGACTTGCCGGACCAGCGCGTTCTTGATGCGCGTCATGCCCTGGCCGAAGGTCTGCGGGATCGAAGCGAACTTCTTGTCCACCGTATCGGCATAGCCAAGCAATGCGGACGTGACGGACTTGATGTCGATGCCCTCTACCTTCCCGCCCTTGCCCTTGGCCTGCATCTTCGTCAGCAGTTCCGTTTGCGACATCCCCATCGCGTTGGTGATCGCCTGGGTGATGCCCTCGGATTGCTGCTCGATCAGCTTGAAGTCCGCCCACTGCAACGATCCCTTGGCAACCGCCTGCGCGAACTGCACCAGCGCGTTCTTCGTGCCCTCCGGCCCTCCCTTGCCGAGCGCGCCAGCCTTTGAAAGCGTGTCGGTCAGGACCAGGATCTGGTCGTTCGTGAATCCTTCGTGCCGGAGTCCGGGGTTGATCTGGGTGAAGGTGCCGGCCAGCGCGGCGTAGTCGTTGCCCGACCGCTGGGCCTGGTTGAACAGGTAGTCGCGGGACCGGTCACGCTGGGCACGGTTGTCGGTGTAAAGCCCGATCGCCGACTGCTCGCCCTGCCACTCGTCGCTCATCTCCATCAGCTGGTGGACGCCCACACCGGCGAGCAGCATCGAGATCCGAGACGTGATGGCAGAGCCGATCGCATTGCCGGCGGCCTGGGATTCGCGGCGCAGCCGCCGGGCGCGCGCCTCGATTCGGTCGAGGGACGAAATCGCCTCGCGGGCGCCCTGGCGCGCACCCTGCGCCAGCCCTTGCCCGATCTCTCGGGCTGGGGCGACCGCTGCCTGCAGCTTCCCCCGCACGGCATCCACTGCCGGCTGCAACCGGCCGCGCACCACGTCGGCCGCCTGCTGGACGGTCTTCTGCGCCTGCTGGAAGCCGTCCACGTACTTTTTCAGCTCGCCATCCTGCAGCTGATACCGCAGGACGGTGACGAGTTCTCGGAGGCTGTCGGCCATCAGGTCCTACCCTTCTTCGATGCGGCCGCCTCGGCCGCTTCACGCGCGTCCAGCAGCGCGTTGAGCTTCATGAGATCCAGCAGATCGACCACGCCGGTGTTGACCTCGGTCATCGTGACCAGGCCGGCCAGCACCGGGCGAAAGATCAGCAGCTCTGCGGTCAGGTCGTCGGAGAATCGCCCGACGCCAGCGACTTGATCCGGTCGAGGCCCGGCCCAAAGCGGCCGAGCCAGCGCCCCAAAGGGCCGGCGAAGTTCAGGTCGATGACCTCCCACAGCAGTTCCAGCGCCTGCGAGAAGTCCTCGAAGGCCAAGTCGAACTGCCGCGGGTCGTACTGCCTGGCGGTGCGGCCTTCCTGCTCGTATGAGACCGTCTCGGGCGTCAGCAGGCGATCCACCCATGCCGTCAGGCGGGAGCCATCGAGCTGGGAGGACAGGCGCCCCAGCGCGGCGGCCATGCCCTCCTTGTCGCCGCCGCCGCTCAGCAGGTCACCCATGGCCGGCAGCAGGTCCTTCTGCAGGTCGCCGAAGATGCGCAGCTGGTCGCGTGGCGGCAGCGTGGTCAGGTGGTAGACGGTGTTGCCGATGGTCACGTCACGCCGAGCCATCAGCGGCTACCCCCGACGTTGTAGGCGGGGGCATTGCTGGTGGTGATCGTCCACTCGCGCGTGCCGACGGTATTGCCGAAGCCGGACGCCGCCTTCTTGGGGATGTAGCTGTTGGAGTCGGTCAGCACGGTGGTGCCGCGCAGGTCAGCAATGGCCACCTGGAACAGGCCATCGCCGGTGAGCCGATCGGCATCGACCAGCGCGGACAGCACGTCGTTGGACGGGCTGGTCTGCTGCAGCGTCAGGGTGATGTTGCAGGTACGGTTCTGGGAAACCGACCGCGCCACTTCACCGTTTGCGCCGACGGTCTGGCTCATGCCGTCGCCGTTCTCTTCGATGTTGACGAACGTGTCCTCGGCGTAGCCGGTGACCACATGCGCGCCGATGGTGATGATGACCTGCTTGGAGTCGTAGGTGCGGGTAGCCATTCAGATCAGCCCTCGTAGCTGAGCACGCCCTTGAGCGTGATGTTGTTGATGGCGCCGGCCAGGCGCGCGGTGAACGAAACGTCGGACAGCACGCGGGTGGCCTTGACCGTGGCCGAGATGCTGCTGATCTGCGGGACGGTGATCGTGTAGCTGGCGATCACGCCGCCGTCGCCGTCGGACTCCTCGGGGGCGATGCCGCCGCGCGCTACGCCCAGGTCGAGCACCGACTTCAAGGCCGCCTTGATCATCTGGATGCCGGCCGCGGTGTACGGCACCTTGCCGTCGCCCGCCGAGGCGCGCACCAGCAGGGAGACCAGCTCGACCTTGATCTGGTCCACCAGCCAGTCGCGGAAGCGGATCACGTCGATCCATTCACCGGCGGCGACGTAGCCGTATTGGGTGATCGCCACGTTGCGGAACTGCTCGTAGGTGTTGCCGTAGCGCAGCTTGACCGCGGCGGCCTGGCCCTCGGTCAGGTTGTCCACGGTCACGGCGGACAGCCTGACGTTGGCCCAGTTCTCGGCACCCGGGTAGTAGGTGAAGCGGTTGGCCATTACCGCGACCTCCGGCCACTCGGCCGCGGCCATCGCGTGGTAGAAGCCGAAGGTGCGCGCATAGCCCAGGGCATTGACCTTGGCCAGGGTGTTGGCGGTGTCGGTTGTGGACAGCGCGCCGGCCTCGGCCGTGGCGAAGCCGAACAGCTTGGAGTTGGCCTCGCACCACGCCGCCGCGGCCAGGATGTCGGCCTGGACGCGGGACAGGATGGCCACGCCGTACCAGCCGCCGGACTCGGCGGCGATGGCCGCCAGCGCGTCGGTGTAGGTCTCCGACGAGGTGCCGTTGGCCAGCACGATGTCGCCGGCCGTGACCTCGATCGAGAAGGCCTTGGCCGCCGCCGTCGGCGTGATGGTGAGGACGCCGGCCGATGCGGACAGGGTCAGTGCCGTGCCGGCGTAGGCGGCATGCAGCCCGGTCGCGATGTCGTCGGCGTCATCGCCGGCCGAGGCGGTGAAGCTGGCCGTCTCGGTCTGCTCGATGCCGTCGGCGTCCAGGTGCTTGAGGGTGAGCGCGTAGGTGCCGGCGGCTGCCGTGGCGACGGTCGCGCTCACGCTGTCCACGGCCTTGCGGCCCACGTAGACCTGCGCGATGTGCGGGGTCTGCGAGAACGCAGTGGCCACGGCCTGGTAGAGCGGATCGGACGTGCCGACGCCGTAGTCCAGCAGGTCGTCGGCGCTGGTGACGATCAGGTGGCGCGAGAGCGCGCCCGAGAACGGGCCGACGATCAGCAGGTCCGAGAAGGACTCGCTGGCGACCGACGCCGTGGAAAGCGAAACGGTGACGTTCGCGATGCGGTCGAGGTTTGCCATGTGGTCTCCTGCGCCGAGGCGCAAAAAAGGCCGCGTGATGCGGCCTGTGTGTCCCGGCGGCGCCGGTAGGGTTGAGCGGCGATCAGCCGCCCGTGGTTGTGGTCACGGATGCGTCGAAGTCCAGGTCGGCGCCGGCGACGTGCCCCTCGCCGACCACTCGGTTGATGAAGCCCACGTCATCGACGTGCTCCCGGAGCACCCGGAAGTCGAATTCGAGAATGGCGCGCGGTTCGTACTGCGATCCGTCCCGCAGGATGGGCACGCTGCGCACCGGGCCGATGTTGTCGATCGCCACGTTCGCGTCGGCGGCCGCGTCGATCATGGTCACGCCGCGCAGGGCCATGGACAGGGCCGCCAGGCGCTCGCTGGCGTCGTCGGCGAAGCACTGGACCTCGCCGGCGCTGGTGCCGTGCGCCACGACGGTCTGCATGCCGTCGGCGTCGATCCTTCCGGCCGCGACAGGTGGCAGTGTCTCGCTGGCGGTCCACACGGTCATGTACGGACGCGCCGGCCTGGGGCCGTTCTGGTAGGCGACGATCACCGGCGTAGTGGTGGCCTGCACCAGCAGGTTGCGGAGGGTGTCCACGATCATGCGACGGTCTCCGTGGTCAGCGCTTCGGCGACAGCGAGATAGCGGTAGTGGTCCACGCCGCCGCCCATGCCCATCTGCCAGTTGCTCGCCGCGGTCAGGAGGTAGCGCCGGCCCTGGTAGATCACCACGTCGCCGTTGGTGGCGTCGGTGCCGGCCACCTTCAACTCGACGCGGGTGTAGATGCGCACGGCGGCCTCGACCCGGCGCCCTTCCAGTAGCGCCTGCAGCTGGTCGTAGTCCACCTTCTTGGCCGGTTGGATACTGGCGCGAACGGTGGATTCGACCTCTGTTCCGTCCACCCATCGCCCATCCACCCAGGCGCCATCGCCGCGGGTGATCAGCGGGTAGGTTCGTTCGCCGAGCATGCCCATCAGATCTTCTCGTAGCGGATGGCGTTGACCAGGACACCGTGGTCGATCAGCGGGACGTTGCTCCCCTTCTGCTTGACCGTGGCCGGCGCATTGGGGACGGCCCAGCTTTTGGACGCGCGGACGTGTGCCTGCTGTTGCTGCTGCACCAACGCGCCCATCTGGTCGAGGGCCGGATCTGCCGGCTTCCCGCTGGTGACCAGATCAGCGGTTCGATCCATCAGCGCACCCAAGGCCTGCTTGTTCCGGTCCTGAAATCCACGAATGAAGGGCCGGGCCGGAATGTCCTGGGTGCCGAACTCGTTGTAGAGCGCGATGTCGAGGATGTCGGTGCCGTCCTGCTGGCCGGCGTTGGCCTGTATCCCCGACTTCACCCCATGCCCGTCCAGCGCCTGCACCTGCTTGAGGTACTTGCCCATGCCGTCCTTGACCTTGATCTGCGCCATCAGCAGCACCTCGGGGGGAAGCCATTGCCCACGGTGATCGCACCAGCGCGCCGGCAGATGCCCGCCAGCGCATCCCAGCGGGCGTAATAGCCGCCGGGGTCGCTGACGCCTGCCGCCGCCTCGGCCGCCGTGAGGTAGGTCCGGCTGAGGTCACCGTCGGTTTGGGACTTGACCCCCACCGGTGCGACCTCGCCATCGGCGGACTGCTGGCGGCCGTACAGCAGCCAGGCGGCGTAGTAGGCCACCGCCTCGTCTGCCTTGGCCTGCGTGAGGCAGGCCGGCCGGTAGGCCTCCGCCAGCGCGATGGCCGTGGCCTTCTCCTCGGGCGTGGCGGTCAGCCCCGGCGCGATGAAGTCCAGGATCTCGCTGACGGAGGCCATCGGTCAGCCCTTCTTGTTGCTGTAGCTTTCTACCTTGGCGCCGGCATCGGCCGACTTGACCTCCTCCAGCACGCCGGCGGCGATCAGCTTCTGCAGGTTGTCGGTCGCATCGGCAGGGAAGGTCTGGCCCGGCGCGATCACTTTGCCGTTGTGGACGTGCGCGCCCACGGAGACGTTCTTGTAGGTCGCCATCAGAGCACCGCCCGAGTAAAGGCCAAGGGGTAGAACACCGACACGCCCGCGGTGCGGGCCATGCACGGCACCACCAGCTCCAGGTTGCGCGCCTGCGCGGTCAGCTGGTTGAACTGCATCGGCACGTCGTGGGTGATGTTGTCCACCACGAACTCGCCGGCGATGATCATGTCGGCGCCGGCAGTGCCCGCACCGGCCAGCTCGGCCAGCTCCTCGAAGCGCAGGCCCGGGTGCTTGTTCAGGAAGAACTGCGCCACGGTCAAGCCGTTGGAGTCCGGCAGCCGCTTGCTGGTGATGATCGACAGCGGCTCGACCGGCAGCGCGATCACGTTCGGGGTGTGCACGCCCTTGGACTGGATGCGGATCGCGTTGTAGATCGCATCCAGGTCGGCCAGGATCACGTTGGCATCGGTCGCCGCGGTCCAGCCGCCGGTGATCGTCGTGCTGCCGATGTTCGGGTGGTTGGTCAGCCCGTACAGGCCATACTGCGCATCGCCCACCAGGCCGATCTGGTTCAGCTTGACCTCGATCGCCAGGCGCGCGGCGCCGGCCTTGCGGGTCGGCAGGTTCGCACCGGTGGCGTTGGAAGCGATCAGCTCGTTGACGTTGTAGCCGTAGCTGTCGCCGATGGTCTTGACGCGGATGGTCTTCTCGATGCGCGCCACGTCCGCGCGCGGCAGGTCATCGGCGTAGTTGGCGATCACCTTGGCGATGCCGACCTGGTCGTAGACCGAATAGGTCACAGTCTCGGCCCACTCCGGCACGTCGCTCGACGGCGGCACCAGCATCAGCCCCTTCATCGGGGGAAGCTTCTTGTCGTAGGTCTTGGCGCGGACGTAGTCCAGCTGGCGCGCGGTGAAGATGCCGGCGTCCTGGCGCACGAGGTTCGCGCCGGTGTTGGCGACGAACTGGCCGACCGCCTGGGCGTCAGCCTCGTCGTAGTGCAAATGCATGGTCATGGATGGTTTCCTTGAGGTTGAGGTCAGGCGGTCAGGCGCCGGTGACTTCCGAGAACGGGTTGTGCAGTTCGACCAGCGCCACGTTGGACGACACGCCCGCCGGGTCGGTCACCGCGACGATGCCGCTGCGGAACACCGCGTTGGGCAGCACGTTGGCACCGGCATCGGCGACCGTGCCGTCGGCGGCGAACTTCACCGGGCCATCCTCGGTGACCGCGCCTGCGCCAGTGACCTTGGCCCACACGAGGCCGCGGGTCATCACCGAGGCGCAGTCGTACTGCACGTAGCCGGCACCGGTGATGGTGTGGCTGTGCAGGCTGATACCGCGCACCTTGGTGCCAGGGCCGGCGACCAGCGCGCCGCTGGCATCGGTGCCGGCGACCACGCCCAGCGCGAGGCCGGCGGCGCCGACCGGGAAGGACTCGACGCGATCGTCGCCCGAATCCGCCTTCATGCCCGCAAATGCGCGGGTCTGGTAGCTCTCGTACATGGGTGGATTACTCCTCGGTGGTTTCGCCGCTGTTGCGGGCCTTCATGCGCTCGCGCGCGGAATGGGCGTCCTGGCGGACTTCCGGCTGCATGCCGGTGGCGGGGTTGCCAGCGATGGCCTGGCGCTGCTGGGCCACGGCGTCGGCGCGCTGGCCCTTCTCGGCAACGGCCAGGTCGTAGGCGGCCTCGATGTAGGCGTCGGACTTGCCGGCCGGATCGAAGCCGTCGCCGCGCATGTGCTTGATGACCGCGACGCGGATGTCGTTGTCGCTGGCATCCTGGGCGAACTTCACGCCCAGCCGCTCGGCGCTGGACTCCAGCTGCAGGCGCGCCTTGACGGCGACTGCGGCATCCTCGCGGGCCTTGGCGATGGCGCCCTCCGCCTTCTTTGCCTTCTCTTCGGCGGCGTCGGCGCGGGCCTTTTCCTTGTCGGCATCGGCACGGGCTGCGGTGGCCGCCTCCTGCGCCTGCTTGTAGGCGTTTGCGATCTCCGGCGCGGCTTCATACTCCAGGCCGGAATCCAGTCGAACCTTGACCAGGGTCATGGTGGTGGTTTCCTCTTCACTCGCGGCCTCTGCCGCATCCAGGTTGAGCCGGGCATTGCCTGCCCGGCCGGCTTTCACCAGCGCGAGATGATTCACGCGGATGTTTCGTTGCACGGCGTCGTAGCGCTCGCCGTTGATCTCGCCCGGGGTCTCGTCCAGATCGACGCTGTACCCCAGGCTCAGTTCCTTGTTGCCGGCGGCGATCGGCGCCATGTCGTAGACGACGATGTCGGCCACCACGTTGTCGCCGTCCTGCCGCCCCTCGCTCAGGACCGCGCCGACGGTGTGCTGCTTGGCGTTGGCCGGCGTGACCAGGCCGGGATGGCCGTCGGTGACGGGCTTGCCCTTGATGCTGGCCAGCGCGTCGGCGCTGAACACTTCCTCCGGCGGCCGGTACTCGCGGCGGATCGAGCCATCCGGCGCCCGGTAGTCGAAGATGCCGGTCCGGGTCAGGATCGGGCTGTCCTGCAGAAAGCCCTCCGCAGTGGTGCTCGCCTTGAGCGCCACGCGGTCGAATCGAAGCGTTTGCATGTCGTGCCTCAGTTGTAGGCGAACAGGCCGCGCAGGTCATCGAAGTCGGGGAACACCCCCTCGGCGCTGCAGCGGCAACGGATCGGCTGGCCCGGATGGCCGTCCGATGGTGGATCGTCCCAGCGGTAGGTCTTACCCTCGCGGGCCACGTGTTCATCGCGCTCGCGCTGGTCCATCACCCCGCGCCAGCGGTATTCCTCGACGCCCAGCGCCTGCTGCCGGGTCTGCGTCAGCTGGCCGTTGAGCTTGCCGATCTGGTCCCGGGCGATCAGCTCGGCGCGGTTGCGCGGCAGGTCGTAGCTCTCGCGGATCTCCTTGACCATGTCGCGCAGGCTGGTGCCGCGCTGGACCGCATCCACGACACGGCCGCGCAGCTGCTCGGCGTACTTGGTCGGGATCGACTTGATCAGCGCGATGTTCTCGGCCTCCCACACCTGCAGGATGCCGCGCAGGTTCGGCTCAGCGGCGAACACGTCCACGCCGTACACAGACCTGAGCACGGCATGCAGCTGGGCGCCGTTGAACGTCACCGTCTGGCCGCCGGCCTGCAGCACGATCTCCGACAGCGCGGCATCGCTCAGCGTTCCGGCCGCGGTCATCGCCTCGATCACCGAGACCATCAGCTGGTGCCAGTCGCTGTTCGGGTCGATCGGCAGGTCCGGCCAGGTCGCCGCGTCCTGCCGCGTGCGCATGCGCAGCCCTTCCAAGAGCTTGGCTTCGATGGTATCGGTGCAGTCCTTGGCGATCTGCTGCAGCTGGCGCTGGTAGTCGCGCTCGACGCCGGCCGGGTACAGCCAGCGCCGGGGCTTGCGCGGCTTCCTGTTCACGTCTGCTCCGCGTACGTCTTGGCCGTGCCAGGCGTGGCGTCATCCGGCTCCAGGCCGAACAGGCGCTCGCGTCGCATGAAGTCGTAGGCCGCTTGCTCGCTCAGTCCCGACGTGCCGACAGCCGTGGAGATGGCCTGCGCGGTCACGTTGAGCGTGTCGGCCTTCACCTTGTCGATGTCCGCCACCTCCTTCTCGCTGAGCTGTTTCAGTGGCTGCCACTGGATCGCCCAGTTGTCGGGGGCACTCCCCGCAAGCGTGTTCTGCGCGCAGATCAGCGAGATGATCCGCTCCGCGGCACCTTTGAGCTGGCGGCTGCGGATGCGCTCCACGCCGTTGTAGTAGCCCTCGAAATCGGCATCGCCGGTGGCGTTCTGCCCACCCGGGGAACGACCGAACAGCAGCGTCACCGGGATGCCGGACTCGGCCGAGACTGCAACCTGCATCTCCTGAATCAGCAGGTTGATGCCGGCGACCTGAGAGTCCTGGATCGTGTAATCATCTTCGGAATCCACGGCCACGCCGTTGAGCACGCCGCGGGCGCGGTCCACCATCGCGATCCGGCGCTGGATCAGCGCCTCCTGATCGGCGGCGATGGCCTCGGCCAGGCCTTCCATCTTGTGGATGGCCTGCTGCTTGCGGCGCAGGATCTCGCGCGCCAGGTCCAGCGACTCGGTGTAGCTGCGGATGCGGCGGTACGGCCGAGTCACGACCGGCCGGCCGCGCCACGGGATGCTGTCCAGGCGCATGGCTGGCGGCACCGGCTCGCCCGGGACCTCGATCAGTCGCGATTCGTGCACCAGCACCTGCGCGCCGGTGCCGCGCACGGATACGCGGTAGCGTTCGGGCTGGCCGAAGTTGTCCTGCGTCGGGTCCAGGTAGGTGCGATCGACGGAGACGTCGTTGATGCTGACGACGCGCAGCTCCTTGATCGCATCGAGCCGGTCCACGCCCAGCGGATCGGGCAGCAGGTGGCCATCGTCGGCGATCAGCAGGATCGCGCCGCCACCGTCCAGACGCGCCCAGCGCACCGCGTCGGCCAGCGCGGCCGACACGTTGAGCCGGTCCATCTCGGCCGCGATGATGCCCTCGTCGTCGCCCTCGATCTGCAGGCCGTCCTTGACCGCGTCGTCGGCCGGCAGGTCCACGATCCGCGCCGGCAGGCCGCCTTCGGCGTACATGGCCACGTCGCTGATCATCGCCGCCCCAACGGCCGCGGCGAGGCCGCGGGCGCCCAGGACGGCGTCCAGGTATCCGTCTTGGGTGAAGGTGCTGGAGGTCATTCGGCCATTGCCACGAAGCGGGAGAGTTTGTCGTTCATCAGTTCGGCGAAGGCGCCGGCTGCCGCATCCACCTGGTCGTCGTGCACGTTCGGCGAGGGGAACGCCTCCAGCTCGGAGAAGAAGGCGCTATTCCAGTCGCCGCGAATCACGTCCACATTGCCGGCCTGCCACTGCGCCGCGAACGGCTCCGCGCGCGTCTCCTTGTCGCCCGATTCGCGCGTAGCGGTGGCGATGTGCCCGGCCAGGCCAGCGACCATGTTCTCGGCCTGGTCCTTGCCGGCCTGCCCTGGGTCCTGCGGGACAACGACGCGGACCCGCTTGCCATCGGCTGCGGCCGTGGCCTTGATCCGGGCGCGGACCTTCGCCGATCGCTCGCGCACGCGGATCACGTCTGCGACAACGAATCGGCCATCCTTCCGGCGGCCCATTAGCACGCCGGCGGTCCAGTCCGGGTCCGGGTTGGCCTCGGTCGGCTCGGTTGCCGCCAGATCCCACTTGCGCACCCACACCGTCACGTCGGCCGGGGCCGCATCTAGCACCGTCACGTCGCTGCGGCGGAAGTAGCTGCCCGCCGCCTTGCGCACCTTCCAGTTGCCGCCCAGCAGGCGCTCGCGCTCCACGCGCGGCAGCGCCATCAGGTTGGCCAGGTACTGCGGGTTGGCCTTGAGCAGCTCCTTGTTGTCGAACACGCTCGCGGCGATGAACGTGCACGACTTGACCAGATCCTCCGGCCGCAGATCCGGCGCCGCGGCAAGGGCCGGTGACGTGTCCAGATGCGCGGACGCGATCACCTCGGCGACCGTGTCGCCCCAGACGATCTCGTCGCCGATGGCGGTGAAGTACCGCACCACGCCATCCCGATTGGGGATCGGCAGGCCGGATTCCTGGTCGATCCACCACGCGATGAACTCGGCCACCCACGAATCGGCGTCCGGGTTGCAGGTCGCGCGGATGTACGGCGCCACGCCGCACGTGGAGCGGTTGCGGCTCAGCAGGTAGAAGAACTGCGCCCGGGTGAAGTGGGTCAGCTCATCGAAGCAGATCAGCGGGATCTGCGAGCCCTGCCAGGCATAGACGTCCGACTCGTACTGCAGGTGGCGCATCTGCACCTGGGCGCCCGAAGGGAACGTCCATTGCGCATGCGGCGATGTGCGCGGCGTGGCGCCGATGGTCGGGTACAGCTTGGCCGACTCGTCCCACAGGCCGCCCGGCGCGGTGATCTGCGTGCCGTTGCGGCGGAAGATCACCGCCGAGAACTCGGCGACAGCCGTGTGCCTCATCGTCTCCAGCAGCAGACCGAAGGTCTTGCCGCCGCCGGCCGCGCCGCCGTAGATCGCGATGTCAGCCGCTGACGCCAGGAACCGCTCTTGCGGCCCTTTCTGCGGCCTGAGCATGGTTCACCCCCGGCCGTTGTCGGGCAGGTAGACCCCCACGACCGTCTGCGCCTTCACCGGGCCGCCATCGGGGTCGGTGATCGCCACCTTCTCGCTGTACCGCTGCGACCACTTCGCCAGCAACTTCAGCCGTGTCTCGACCTTGAGCTTGGCGCGCATGACGTGTTCCTTGTCGAACACCGGCCCCTTCTTGCCCATGACGTAGTCCTCGGACGCGTCATCGGCGATGGCCAGGCACTCCTGCGCGATCACGTCGAAGCCGACATCCCGCGCGGCGTCGAAAGCCGCCTTGAACTCCTCGTTGGCACGCAGCCACTTGTAGACCGTGAAAAACGAGGGCTTGTCCACCTCGCGGCAGATAGAGCGCAGCGTCTCGCCGTTGGAGATGCGCTCACAGATCTCGTCGGCCAGCTTCTGCGTGAAGCCGTCGCCTTGCTTGAACGGCCGCTTCGCTGGCGTTGTCTTGGCGGCAGCAGGCCCGCGTCGGCGGGCGCCGGCCGCGGCCTTCTTGGCCACCATGTCGGTTACCTCATGGATTCTCGTTGGCCGGCTGCAGCTGCCGGATGCGCGCCATGCGCGCGTCGCAGTCCGTCTGCACCGGGATGTTGGCGTTGTAGGCCGAGACCACCGCCTCGACCGTGCGTTCCTTTGCGCGCTGGGCTGGGCACGGCTTCGTCAGCTCGGCCGGCAGCGGCACGTACTGCGGCACCTGGACGCGCACCACCTCCGGCAGGCGGGGCTTCACGGGCGCCTGGCCACAGCCGGCCAGGGCCAGCAGCAGGACGATCAGCAGCAGGCGGGTCACAGCACGGGGATGCTTGCGCATAGCTCCATCTCCAGTTGGGCCTTGCACGCCGGCGTGGACTTGGCCTCTTGCAGCGCCTTCGCGGCCTGCTCGGACTTGGCCCTTGCCGCCGCGCTGTCCTTCGCGGCCTGAGCGGCGGCCTGCTCGGCCTGAACCTGCAGTGCCGCAGCAGCGGCCTTCGCGCGATCGGTCTCGGCGGTCACATCGGCCATTGCCTGGCCGCATGCATTCGCCGCGGCGAGGTTGTCCGACGCGGCGCGCTCGGCATCAGCCAGCGCCGCCCTCGCCTCCTCGCGCGTCGTGGTCACTCCGTGGCGACAGCCGCTGACGAACAGACCGCCGGCCAGCGCCGCCCACAGCCCCAGCCGGATCACGAGCAGGTACGGCTCGGCGGCGGCCTTGAGCTCAGCGAGCATCGTCGCCCTCCCGCGGGCCGCGCGGTGCCGACGGCATGCCGAAGGGCCGCTGCTTGTAGCTCGTCGCTACGGGCACCAGGGCGCCGGTGATCATCGTGCCCGACAGCAGCGCGATCCCGAGCCAGTCGGGGAACGCGGAGCGCCACTCATGCGGCGCGGCCGAGAACGCCCACGCCGCGCCACCCTGCATCGCGCTGAGCACGCCGAGCCACGTGCTCGCACGGCGCGTCACGAAGTCCCAGTTCCAGCGGCTCATCTCACGTCCCTCAGCCGTCGCAGCTCTTGGATATCCGCCCCGTGCTGCTCGACGCGCAGCTCCAGCTTCGTGACGCGCGTGCCCAGCTCCGGCATGCCCTGCATCTGCGCCGTCAGCGTCTCGAGCTGCACGCTCATACGGGCCATGCTTTCGCCCGTCAGGATCAGCGTCCGGCCGCACCATACGAGCGCGGCGAGGATCAGGGCTTCCAGGATCGTTCGCACGGACTGCCAGCCGGTCCTTTCCATCGGGGGCGTGCTCATGCGTCGGTGACCTCGCCGCCAGCGCGGCGGTAGGCGGATAGCAGATCGGCGAGGCGGTGCTCGTGCTGCCCGTAGCCGGCGCCCGGCAGGCTTGCCCAGATGCTCGCCACCTTCTGGATGGCCTGGCGTACCTTGCCGGCCTGAATCAGGGGCAGCGCGCCGCGCTCGCGGATCTGCTGCAGCGCGATCTTGTCCTGGCTCAGCGGCGAAAAATCGGCCAGGCCCAAGGTCTTCCGGTACGCGTCGTAGTACCGCCGCAGCAACTGGTAACGCCCGGCGGCGGTGCTCTGGATGCCGAGCTTCGGCAGATCCACAAGCACGCGCGGATGATCGGCGTAGCCATGGAACAGCTGGCCACCGACCAGCACGTCGTAGCCATGGTCTTTCGTCGGCTGGCGGCCGTTATCAGTCCCCTCAGACCAGGCAAGCATGTCCAGGAACGCGACGACATTCGCACCGCCGGCTTGTCCTGGCGTGATGCGCGCCATGGGTATTCTCCGGTCAATAGGCGCCCGTCCCGCGATCCGGCTGGATGCGAGAATTGGTCCGGCGAGTGGACGGGCTTGAAAAGGGCCGGATCGGGCCGGGTTGGTTACCGGCGCGGCTTGTCCCACCTCGCAGCCGGACGCCCCCGTACGACTGCGGCGCGCCGCCCTTTCACCGCGTGGCGCGCCCCTGATTTTCCGATCCGATGAGACGAAAAGCGCCCGGCCGGTTAGGCGCGGGCGCAACTTGTCCGGGTCAGAATCGCACCCCGGGTGGGCGGGTATCAACCGCCCACTCAAACCGTCACGCCGCCTGGCCCCTCCGGAGTGCCGCCGCAAGCTGGTCCGCCGCCTCCTGCTCTGCTTCGAGCATCTGCTGCAACATCCAGCGGTACACCGGCGCCCAGGCGGAACGGTAGGTGGACCAGCTCACCCCGATGGCCTCGGCCCGGCCGCGATCCGACATGCCGCCGCGGCCCACGTCCTGCAGCACGGCCAGCAGGATCGCCGGCAGCCGCTCGCCGGTCGCATCCGGCCACATCGCGGCGCGCACGGCCTCGAACTTCGCTCGGCAGCGATCTACCTCGCGGCGCTGATCGGCCGTGATGGCACCGCCCCATCCTGCGATGACCTTCGCCAAAGCAAGATTCGTTTTCGCCTCCATGAGCTGGCGGCCTTGCCGATCCCACTCCTCGCGCACCATCGCCACCACGATCTCCCGCAGTCGGCGCGTGGGCCGCACAACGTCGGATAGATAGCAGGATTCGAGGACTTCCCGCCCCAGCCCCGCGGCCACGAAGCCGAGCGCGCCGGCGATGTCGATGTTGGTCAGCTCCGGCGCGCCGCCGCCCTTGCCGGTGTCGTAACGGATGGTGGTCGGGTTCAGCCGGGCCAGCAGCTCTCGAACGTCAGCCATGGGTGTTTTCTCCTCGATTGCCAAACCTTGCGATCAGCGCCGCGTCGGCGAATGCCTGCCCGGCGCCCTTGGTGCCCAGCTCTGCCCACCGCGGCCAGAGCTGGATGGCGCGGCTGCGCGCGGCGTCCTTGTCGGTCCCGATCAGCCCCGCCCGTTTCTTCCAGGCCTGCGGGGGAACCAGCGTGGCAGGGATCATCAGCGCGGCAACGACGCCCTCGACGACGCCGGCGGCGTGCCCGAACGTGTAGACGCTGCTGACGCCCTGCCCTGGCATGGAGTGCACCTGCTCGATGAAGGCGTGCCCGGCATCGAAGTCGGACAGAAACCGCGACACCGCCGCGGCGTCCACCCGCGAGGACTTCCCGACCTTGATCGTCGGCATGCGCATCCACTCAATCGGCTGCGGGCAGGCGGCCGACTCCAGGACGACGATGGCGCCGGAGCATCCCGGGTCGATCCCGATGATGTAGCCGCTCATGCCCGGACCTCCCCGCCGCCAGGCAGTGCGTACACGTAGCCGTCGCGGTGCGTCATGGGTCGCGGCAGGGCCATCGCGCCGAAACTGGACCGCGCCGGCATGATCTTCACCGGCGCGCGGAAGAAGGTTCCATCGGGCAGCTCCACCAGCAGGTGGCGCACCCGGCCGGCGGCAGTCTCGGTGCACGTCGTCTCGGCCATCTCGGCGACCGGCCCGGGATCGCGCGAAGCGTGAGCCGCTGTATGGCTCTCTGCGGCCCGTTCACCGCCTCCCCGCCATGACCCCCTAGGGATGCACATGGAATCGCCGTGTAGAGCCGCTGGCGCGGCAGACGGGGCATCCTCGCCGTCGTGCAGCGGGTAGTTCGGATCGGTCATGCTGCTGGGATCATGCAGTTGCTTCATGCCCGCCCCTCCCTGCGAGAAACGTCATCAGCGCGAGCGTGGGGTCTCCCGCGAGAGTCATTGCTTCGCCGCCCAGCACAATCTCCGTGAGCTGCTGCGGAGCAAATGCGGCTCGGGCCACCGAGATGTTCCGGAAGTCACGCCCCAGCAGGAGTTCACGGTCATCCGGGCTGGCGTGAGTCATGTCGATCCAGCCGGCAATTCCATCCCATGCGCTCATGCCGCCATCTCCCGCGAATCGTTGATCCCCAGGGAAGCCGCGATCTCAGACAGAGCCGCCTTCGCTCGCTCAGGCGATGCCGGGGCTGGCTCGCGCATCGTGTCATCGGCGATCGCAGCTGCAGGGGCCACCGCTGGCAGGGAATGGCCTCGCATCACCAGGTCGCGGGCCCGCTCGTAGGCATCGCGCAGCAGCTTGACGGCATCCTTCGAGCTGGCCAGGCGGTAGGCGTAGCCATCCACGAACTGCCACGCGCTCCGGGTGAACAGCGACCGCTCGACACCAGGCGTGGCAATCTCGAACTGCACCGTGGCGAAGCTCGGGATGCCCAGGCACATCGCCCGGAAGCGCGGCGCACTCGGCGGCCACTCGCCGCCTTCGGCACGGCAGGCATCGATGCCCTGCTCGACCTGCTGGCGGGTGAGGCCGGCAAGGGTCCTGGCCCACTCGGCCCCGGCGATGCTTCGGCTGTTGTCGCCGTAGGCGCTGGTCCAGGTGTGCCCGTAGAGCCCGGCCATGTGCGCCCAGACGAAGTCAGCGAGGGATGCGGACGGCTTCGCCCGGAATGGCGTCGTCTCCGCCGTCATTGCCGCGCTGCTGGTCGAGCTGGCGGGCTCGCTGGATGTTGGCGACGACGCGATCGACCGCGCTGAGGCGAGGCTGGCTGCGATGTGCTCCATGGGTGACTCCGGTGGTGTTCGGTTGACATGCGGCATCGGCGATGCGGCCGCGGACGGTGGCGATGACCCAGGCGACGCCCTTCGGGGGGTCATGGCCGCAGGCTTCGGCGGCGGTTGCCTGCCACATGGCGTCGGTAGCGCCCTCGGCGATGGCGGCGGCTAGGCGTGGGTCGCCAGGGTTGGTTTGCGCCAGGCCGCCACGGCGCATGGCCAGGCACGCTCGGCCCGCGGCGGTGGGGTCAAGCGGCGCGGATGGCTGGGGCGCCGCAGGGGGGAGGCCGGGGCCTGCCGGCTCGCCGTCATCGCTCCCGGCGGTTTGCGCGCGCGCCCTCAGAGATCTCTCAGCGCGCAGTGATCTATCTGGAGTAGAGCTTTTATCTTCTCTTCTCTTCTCTAGGTCACGCTCCGGTACGCTTTTAGTAACGCTCGTTGCGTTACCTGCTGCATCATCTTGCGTTTCCGACGCGTTACCGTCGCCCGCTCCGATATCGTCCGAACCCATATCCCCGGGGTTACCGCAGGCGCGGCTGGCCTTGTGCTCAGCTACACGCCGGGCCGTCAGCATCCGCTTCTTCGCACCGGTCCCGTTGTGCTCATTGAAGCGGCAGATCAGGAGTCCGCCGTCCTCTTCGGCGACCCAGCCGATAGCAACCAAGGCAGCGCCAAACCCGGCGAGCCCCGTCTTGCGGTCTAGCTGCCGCAGAGTCAGGCCCGGGAGGTGTCCATCCGCGCTGTGCTGGTCGGCGGTCGCCCATAGCCAGTACAGGCCGCCGATGACAGCCGCCTCACTGGTATCGGTCGCATCTACCAGCGAGGACACCCGTGGGTCATCCCACAGGTTGACCCGCATCTTCATCCAGTCGCCTGCCATTACCTTCTCCCGCGAGGATGTGCGCCCTCGCTGTAGTGCGGCACGCCACAGCGTGCGTAGTGCTCGCGCAGGGCCGTCCAGGAGTCGGCAATGCGCCCGGCGTCGATCTCGATCGAGCCGTCGCTCAGCCGGCGCGTCTGGCCGACCTGGTAGCCAGGGTTGGTCTCCTGCCAGTCGGTGACGGCGGCGGGGTGGCGGCTTTGGCGGCTCATGCGGCCTCCTGCATTTTCTGGAGGCCATGTGCCTGCGCGATCTGCTTCCCGATCCACCGGATCACCGGCACTGCGAAGCTGTTGCCCAACATCTTGTAGCGTGGCCCGTCCGCCATCGGCTTGCCCTTGGCGTTCGGCACCAGCGTCCAGTTGTCCGGCGCGCCCTGTAGCTGCTCGCACTCGCGCGGGGTGAGGCGGCGGATGGCCATTGCAACGTGGACTGCGGGCGTCTGGCCAACAGAAAGTGTCGGAGCTGTTCCGCTCTCAGGGTCATATCCGAGAGTTGTCTGAACGCCCCCTCCTTGGTGCGCAAACGCGATGGCTGGAACGTGGCTTGTGCTAAGTGTTGGACTCGGGTCTCCATCGTTACCCACCCCTGTTCCCGGAGCGCCCCCAGTTGAGCCTTCTGCACGCTTGTTCGTCATTGTTGCGCCACGCGAAGCTTGGCGCATGTCAATCGGAATAATTGGCGTGCCGCGACCGGTGCCATCCTCGCTGGCATCGAAGCCATCGGCACGCAGGGTGTGGGCCACTGTCGGGATGATCGTGCAGGTTTCCCAGTCCTGACGTATGCCCTCGCCCGTTGTGACACAACGGGCGAGGGCGGGAATCAGCAATCCGGCGCCGGCGTCTTGGCCGTTGTAGCTACCTGCGTGAGCGCCCGGCGCAAGGGTTCCGGCAACTCCTTCCCCCGCTTCGCGGCGCGGCGCAGAATCCCCGCGCAGGCTTTCGGGCTCAAGAAGTACCGGCGGTCTACCGGCCCAGTCTCCAGTATCGAGGACAGCGAACACGCGACGGCGCCGCTGCGCCACTCCGAACCACTGCGCGTCAAGCACGGACCACTCGACAAGCCCGTTCTCGCCCAGCGCCACGCCTTCGTTGCCCCAGCCGCCTGCGGGGACATCGATTGGGCACCCTGCCATCGCTCCAACCACGACAGCAAAGTCACATCCCTTGTTGCTGCTGAACGCGCCGGGGACGTTCTCCCACACGAGCCAGCGTGCGCCGCAAAGAGTCCGAGCTGCATTGAAGATCCTCAGTTGTTCGTGGAACAGGCCAGACCTCGCGCCAGCGAGGCCAGCACGCTTGCCGGCGACGGAAAGGTCTTGGCAGGGGGAACCGCCGATCACCACGTCGATGCGGTCGAGTGTGGCAATCGCTGCGTCGGTGATCATTGTCACGTCGCCAAGGTTCGGAACATGCGGCAGGCGGTGGCGCAACAGCGCGCACGCTGCCGGCTCAATCTCGGCGACAGCAGCGCATTCCCAGCCAAGCGACGCCCATGCGAGATGGGCAGCTTCCATGCCAGAGAACAGGGATAGATAGCGCATCAGGCGCCCCTCTCGACCGCGCCCGCCGGCCACCACGTGATAGACAGCCGTTGCGTCTGCTCGCACTTGCGCGCGGCGCCGCGGACGGCTCGGCCTTCGCGCTCGACCTCGGGCAAGCGCCTGGCCGCGGCGAACCGGTCCATGCCGGTCAGGGCGGCCAGCTCGGCGCTGGTCTTGCCCGGGTAGCGGCGGACGGCCAGGATCACCTCGTCGCGCTGGCGCGCGGCGTGGCCGCCGGCCTCCATCGACTTGGCCGCCTCGCGGCTGGTGTCCGGATCGGTGGAGCGGTACATCGGGTGGGCGGTGTTCATTTCAGCCTCGCGTGTGAGGGGATCACCCTGGCTGCCCGCTGCGCATCGGCGCCGCGCTGCAGCCAGCCCGGGTTCCATGCCCGCCACGGATGGGCCGGGGCCTTGGTTTTCTTGGGGTCCTTCACGCCGCCGCCCTCCCCGCCTTGCGCTTGACGGCGGCGCGAGCCTGCCGGGCAACCTCGGCGGTAGCGGCCATCGAGGCGGCGCTGTGCCGCTCGATCTCGTCGGCCTCGCGGTTAGTGATGATGCCGTCGGCGGTGGCCTCGGCGACCTTCGCCGCAAGCGCGCCCTTGGCCGCCACGGCGCGCAGCGTGGCGTCGCGCAGATCTGCAGAGGCTTCTGCCGCGGCGTAGCGCACGACGGCGCCCTGCTCGGCAGCCAGCGCATGCAGGATGCGGTCGTCGCCGGTGACGGTCATCAGGGCCGCCGCCTCGCGCAGGGTCAGGTGGTGCTTGACGTCGTTCGGGTTGACCTTGCCGCGCAGGATCGTGGCGGACATGCCCAGGCACGGCGCGAGGGATTCGGCGCCGCCGGGCCAGTCGTGGACGGTGTGATATGCAGCGAGTTCGGGATTCATGAGGGGCGTCTCAATGGTTGTCGGTGTGCGCTCGGCCAGGCTTCGCGCGTTTTTTCTTGCGCCCGGACCGGGCAACCTGCTGGCATGGAAAATTTCGGCAGATGGATCAAGACGCCAGCAGGGCGCGACCGGCTCGGCCAGCTCCGCAGTCATGGCGGCGGGCTGGTGTCGCTCGTTTTCGTTCGGGAGGGCGTGTTCTCGGCGCGCTGGGACGGCACGCGACTGGTGCTGCGGCTGCTGCGGAGGCATGGGTGATGGGCGCCCGCCTGCCGGTAGGATTGGAAGTGCAACCCACCACCCCTACCGGAGACGGACATGGAGATAGATTTCGAGAAGCT